AAAGGTGGTGGTTCAGACCTAGAAGAGTTCATGGCTCTTGAGCAGATAAAAGAAAAAGAAGCAGAACTCAAGAAGATGATGATATACATAGGTAGACCCGGATTATGGCAGGATTGGCAAGAGTTCCAAGCAGAGGCTAGAAAGTCTAGACGTTATCAAGAAAAGATGAAAGAGAGAAGACAAGCAGAGTTGATGGAATATTTTGGTTATGGTATAGCTTTTATATTCGTACTGTTCTTTGCAGGATTACTAGCTTGGATTGTCGGCAAATGGACAGGCAGACTGTAACACCCTGCATAGGTGTATGCACATTAGAAAATGATATATGCATAGGTTGTGATAGAACAATAGAACAGATTAAAGAGGCATATGAAACTAGTATGGCATTAAAAAAATCGCAAAGGAGCTTAAAGGCTTGGGGTAAACAGAATTGGAGAACCAAATCAGGTAAACCTTCTACACAAGGGAGTAAGGCAACGGGTGAACGTTATCTACCTGAAAAAGCGATTAAGGCTTTATCTTCCAGTGAATACGCAGCCTCTTCGTCTGCTAAACGAAAAGCGACTAGAGGAGGTAGACAATTTTCTAAACAACCCTCTAAGACGGCAAAAAAAACATCAAGATTTCGTAGATTCAGCTAAAGTAAAAGAACAACTAAGACTAGCAAGAATGCAGGAGAAAATAAAGAATGATACAAGCGTTGATAGGACCACTCGCAAATCTCGCAGGAACGTGGTTTCAAAACAAAGTAGAAAAAACAAAAGCCGATGGCTTGGCTAAAGTAGCCGAAGCAAAGGCAAGAGCAACAGTAGCAGAGAAAGTTGCAGCAGGTGAGATTGCGTGGGAAGGCAAAATGGCAGATGCCACTAATGATAGCTGGAAAGATGAGTTTGCCTTAGTTGTCCTACTAACTCCTGCAATTTTAGTTTTTATTCCGGGCATGACAGAGTATGTGGAACATGGATTTAGTATATTGGCAACTCTACCAGAGTGGTATCAGTACCTCTTATATATCGCAATTAGTGCATCGTTTGGGATTAAAGGGGTCGGACAGGCAGCTAAAATGTTTAAGAGGAAATAATGGAAGAGCAGTATAGAGATTATTTTGGTAAACCTATAACCAAAAAAAAATATGAAGAGCAAATGGAATATAGGAAGAAGGCACAAAAAGAACAAAAAGAAAAAGATAGAAAAAGATTGCAAAAAAGATTTCATGACGATGGAGCTAGTCCGGGTCAGAAACTAAAAGACGTAATTAAAAGGAATGAAAACAAAGAGGCTTACGATAAAAGTGGTAAAGTTTTTAGATATAAAAAAAGTGAGTATAAAGCTAAAATTAAAGAACTTAATCCAGCAGTTGATGTAGATGAAGATATGGATATGAAAGATTTAATGGAGCTTTATAAAAAAGAAACAGATAAAAGAAAGAAAAAGAAAAAATTAGAAACGCAGAAATATGGCAGACCTAAGAAAAAAGGAGAGCTTGAAGCATCTAAAGGTAGTTTTGTAAAAAAGAAAAGAATAAGTTTTACAGATTATCGTGTTAAGGGTTTGTTCTCATGAGTTGGAAAGCCTTGACATTTTTAAAGATATCTGCTATAACCTGTAAGATAGGTAATTATTTTTGGCATCTTCATGTCAAAGAAATACGTAAGAATCAAACAAGAAGATTAATATAATGAATTTAGTTACACTACAAAATGAGATAGCCGAAGACGAAGGAATTAAATATGAATTGTACCTATGCTCAGAATCACATTTAACTGGAGGGATTGGTCACCTTATTACTGAATGGGATACTGAATATTATGATAAACCTATAGGAACAAAGATACCTAATGAACAAGTCAATGAATGGTTTGAGAATGATATACAAGTATCTATAAAAGACTGTCAATCTCTGTTTAGTAACTTTGAATCTCTACCTGAAGATATACAACACGTATTAATAAATATGTCATTCCAATTAGGTAAGCCTCGTTTATCCAAATTTAAAAAGATGATTGCTGCTGTAGAGGATATGAATTGGTCAAATATGGCAGATGAAATGCAAGATAGCACGTGGAGATGGCAGACACCTAACAGAGCACAAAGATTAATACAACGTGCCGAAGATCAAATGATTAAGGATATACCAGTATGAGTAGACAATTAACAGAGAGACAACAAAAGTTTCTAGATGTTCTATTTGATGAGGCGAATGGAGATGTCACACAGGCAAAACTATTATCAGGCTATTCTGAAAACTCATCTACAACAGATATTATAAACTCACTTAAAAAAGAAATCATGGAAGCTACAGAATCTTACATGGCACGTAATGCACCTAAAGCAGCAGTGGCAATGGTTAGTGGTGTAGATGATCCAACACAACTTGGCATAAGAGATAAATTATCTGCATCAAAAGAATTACTTGACAGAGTGGGTTTAATTAAAACTGAAAAGATTCAAGTAGAATCATCAGGTGGTGTTATGTTACTACCACCGAAACAAAACAGTTGACAAACTAAAAAGAAAATGATACAATGGATAGAAGTTTAGGTAAGTGGAAGTTACCACAACCAACAGACTTAAAAGATGACAGTCAAACAGAGTGGATACAAATCCCAAGAATAGCTAGAATAATTCCTTTTGGTTATAGAATAAATAAAGACGATATGGATTTACTTGATCCTATACCATATGAACTAGAGGCATTAGAGTTAGCTAGAAAATACGTTAATCAATATTCATATAGACAAGTTGCTAATTGGTTGACCAAAAAAACAGGAAGAGAGATATCCCACGTAGGTTTGAGAAAAAGATTAATGCATGAAAAACAACGTAAGAACCAAGCTAGAACTCTTAGAAAATGGTCCGAGTATGCCGAGAAAGCAATCCAAAAAGCGAGGACCATACAAGAAGAAAGAACAGGAGCAAAAGTCTACGTCTAAAGTAGTTGAGAGAGAAATAGAATCTGTACCTATAGAAGAACAGAATATAGTCTTTCAACCAAACAAAGGTCCTCAAACAGAGTTTCTTGCAGCAGACGAAAGAGAAGTTTTATATGGTGGAAGTGCAGGGGGTGGTAAATCATTTGCCATGTTAGCAGACCCACTAAGATACATGGGTCATCCATCATTTAGTGGACTACTACTTAGACATACCACTGAAGAACTTAGAGAATTAATATGGAAGTCTCAAGAATTATATCCTAGAATTTGGAAGGGTATAAAGTGGTCAGAAAGAAAGATGCAGTGGGTAGCACCTTCAGGTGCAAGACTGTGGATGTCATACCTAGATCGTGAAGAAGATGTTCTTAGATATCAAGGTTTAGCATTTAGTTGGATAGGGTTTGATGAGTTAACACAATGGTCAAAACCTTTTGCGTGGAACTATATGAGATCAAGATTACGTTCTACTGCTCCTGACTTACCTGTCTATATGAGAGCAACAACGAACCCCGGAGGTCCGGGTCATCAGTGGGTTAAGAAGATGTTTATTGACCCTGCACCTTATGGTAGATCATTTGATGCTACGAATATTGAAACAGGAGAAGCATTAAAGTATCCATCAGGTCATCCTAAAGCAGGGCAGTCATTATTTAAAAGAAGATTTATACCTGCTAGACTAATGGATAATCCTTACCTGTCAGAATCAGGTGACTACGAGGCAATGCTTTTATCTTTGCCTGAACAACAGAAGAAACAATTACTTGAGGGCGATTGGGATATTAAAGAAGGTGCAGCCTTTACAGAGTTCAATCGTGATATACACGTAATAGAACCTTTTAAGATACCATCTAATTGGGTAAAGTTCAGAGCTTGTGATTATGGTTATGGTTCATATAGTGCAGTTATTTGGTTTGCAGTATCACCTGCAGAACAACTTATAGTTTACAGAGAGTTGTACGTATCAAAAGTTTTAGCTTCTGACTTAGCAGATCAAGTATTAGAACTAGAGTCAGGTGATGGTAATATAAAGTATGGTGTATTAGATAGTTCCTTATGGCACAAACGTGGAGATACAGGACCTTCACTAGCAGAACAGATGATACAAAAGGGATGTCGTTGGAGACCATCAGATAGAAGTAAAGGTAGTCGTGTATCAGGTAAGAATGAATTACACAGACGTTTGCAAGTAGATGAGTATACAGAAGAACCTAGGCTAGTATTTTTTAGTAATTGCATTAATAGCATATCACAAATACCTGCAATACCTCTTGACAAAAGAAATCCTGAGGATGTAGATACTAGATCAGAGGATCACATATATGATGCACTAAGATATGGAATCATGTCAAGACCTAGATTTAGTATATTTGACTATGACCCTGTAGGTAGACCATCAAATAGTATGCCTGTAGCTGACTCAACATTTGGATATTAATATGGCAGAAGAAGAAATAAATATAGAAGAAGATGCTATAGCATTAGAAGATTCTGAAGATGCGACTGCAACAGATTATGGTATAGATAATTTAGTAGACCATGTTATATCTAACTTTAAAAAGTCAGAAGATTATAGATATGAAGATGAGCTAAGATGGACTAGAGCCTATAGAAACTATAGAGGTTTATATGGTCCTGATGTTCAGTTTACAGAAGCTGAAAAGTCTAGAGTGTTTGTAAAGGTTACAAAGACAAAAACTTTAGCAGCCTATGGACAAATAGTTGATGTCCTATTTGCAGGTGGTAAATTTCCTATAAGTATAGAACCCACTGAATTACCCGAAGGAGTAGCAAAAGATGTATCGTTTGACCCTCAAGAGCCTGAAGAAATTAGTGGGCAGTCTGAAGTGGTATCCCCTTATGGCTTTCCCGGAGATGGCTTGGAACTACCTAAAGGAGCTACTGAAAAAACTTTACTTGATCGCCTTGGACCTTTGCAAAAAGATTTGGAAGGCATTGATAACCTTAAAGAACAAAGTGGCAAAACTCCGACAGCGATAACATTTAGTCCTGCTATGGTAGCAGCTAAATCTATGGAGAAAAAAATTGTAGATCAACTACAAGAATCAAATGCTAATAAACATTTAAGACATACTGCATTTGAGATGGCTTTATTTGGTACAGGGATTATGAAAGGTCCGTTTGCTACAGATAAAGAGTATCCTAATTGGGATGATACAGGTGACTACAACCCTACATTCAAAACTGTACCTCAAGTATCACACGTATCTGTTTGGGATTTTTATCCTGATCCTGATTCTACCAATATGGATCAGGCACAGTATGTGATACAAAGACACAAGATGTCAAGAAGTGAATTAAGAGGATTAAAGAAAAGACCATACTTTAGAGAAGAAGTTATAGAACAAGCTATAGCAGAAGGTGAGAACTATGTTAAGAAGTATTGGGAAGATGATCTAACAGATTACAATCAAGAGAACTACGTAAATAGATTTGAAGTTCTTGAGTATTGGGGTATGATAGATACTGAAATGTTAGCAGAGCAAGAAGTAGATATACCTAAGGAACTTACAGACTTTCCTGAATTACAAGTTAATGTATGGGTATGTAATAGAAAACTAATAAGAGTTGTACTAAATCCATTTAAACCTGCAGTAATACCTTATATGGCAGCACCTTATGAATTAAATCCGTATTCATTCTTTGGTATTGGTTTAGCAGAGAACATGGATGATACACAAACTCTAATGAATGGTTTCATGAGAATGGCAGTAGATAATGCAGTGTTATCAGGAAACTTACTTATAGAGGTAGATGAAACAAATTTAGTTCCGGGTCAAGATTTATCTGTATATCCGGGTAAAATATTTAGAAGACAAGGTGGTGCTCCGGGTCAAGCTATATTTGGTACAAAGTTTCCAAACGTATCAAATGAGAATATGCAGTTATTTGATAAGGCAAGAGTATTAGCAGACGAGAGCACAGGCTTTCCATCTTTTGCACACGGACAGACAGGTGTACAAGGTATAGGTAGAACTGCTTCAGGTATATCTATGCTCATGAACGCAGCAGCAGGAAGTATTAAGACTGTAATAAAAAATATAGATGATTATCTATTGACACCACTAGGTCAGGGATTATTTAGATTTAATATGCAGTTTGACTTTGATCCTGAAATAAAAGGTGACTTAGAAGTAAAAGCTAGAGGAACAGAAAGTCTAATGGCAAACGAAGTTAGATCACAGAGACTTATGCAGTTCCTTGGTGTAGCATCTAATCCTGCACTAGCACCTTTTGCAAAGTTTGATTATATAATTAGAGAGATAGCCAAGTCTATGGAACTTGATCCTAACAAAGTTACAAATGACATGAGACAGGCAGCAGTACAAGCAGAGTTGTTAAAACAGTTTAGAGGTGATCAATCTGAACAACCACAACAACCACCTGCAGGTGTAGACCCCAATGACCCAACAGGAGCAGGTGGTGGCACGATAGGCACAGGACAAGCACCAGTTCCGGGAGAACAAGGATTTACAGGAGTACCTAGAGGTGGACAAGGACAGACAACAAACGTTGAGCAAACTCAAGATGTTGGTGAACAATCCCCAACTGATCAACAACTTCAATAATTATATTGATATACTAGTTCAAGAGCAATACAAAGTTATGGAGCAGAGCCAAGACACAATTACACTGTATAGAGCACAAGGTTCTATATCTGTATTAAAAAGACTTAAATTACTAAGGGATGAAGTAAATGGATGATGAATTTAAAAGATTAACATTTAGAGAGCTAGAAGAGTTCTACAACGAAAATGATTATTATCACGAGCAAGACCCTAGAAATCGTATGAATTTTTTTAATACCGATAGTCCTCAAGAAAGACAAGAAAGAATACAAAATAAAATAAATGAAATAAAAAGAGAAGATGCGTTAGAAGCTACAGGTGGTATGTTAGAGGCAATGCCCATGTCTAGAGAAGAAGGATTAGAAAGAAAAAAACAAATAGAAGATGAAGATGTAAAAAAGGGAATAAGTAAACGAGTTGCCAAAGGTGGCTCAATGTCTAAACAAATGGAGTTGTTTGATGAAGGTGGACTCAAAGACGAGGGTGGTACAGTTGATCCTGTATCAGGTAATGAAGTTCCTCCGGGTTCTACGCAAGAAGAAGTAAGAGATGATATACCTGCACAATTAAGTGAGGGAGAGTTTGTATTTCCTGCAGATGTAGTTAGATATCTTGGATTAGAGTTTCTTATGAATCTTAGACAGAAAGCTAAAGCAGGTTTAAAACGAATGGAAGAGATGGGTCAGATGGGTAATTCAGATGAAGCTACCCTACCCGATGACATACCCTTTACTATGGATGATCTAGAAATGGCAGAGGGTGGTGTTGTAGAGGCACAAGCAGGAACATATGTTGCACCTAGTATACCTGTAGGTAGAGTTGACTTACAAAATCAAATGAGTACACCACAAACACAACAAGTAAATACTCCGGGTGTAAGAACAGTAGGTATGTCAAATCCATATCAAAGTATGGGTGATCCCTATGCTCCTGTTAACTATCAACAATTTCTAGGAGCTTCTGCAACAGGAGCACCTGAAACAGAAACAAAAACATATACACATCCTGATGGTAGGGTAAAGACTGTAACCATAATAAAAGCTACAGGAAAGCCATTAATACCGGGTGAGATAGATAGAATAACAAAAGATGGATTCGTAGAAAAGATTGAACCTCTAAAAGATGAAGTAAAAATAGAACCAATAAAGCAACAAACATCTAGAGTAAAGCCTGTAGTAGAAGATTCAGGTGGTGATGGAGATGATGACAATACAGGTAAATTAGGTGGAGCTACTATGGATGTTGGTGGCAAGTCATTTGCTCTAGGATATAACTTTGATGGCTCTATTACATTAACAGACCCTAAAACTATGGAGTCTAAAACTTTTAGTAAGGATTCACAAATAACAAAAGATGCTAAAGCCGTAACTGCAGGTCAAATGGTTGACTTAGCCAAGCTCACACCTGCAGGTGTAAAAACTGCTGTTGTAAATAGTGTGCTAGATAGATTAGGTATAACAATTCCGGGCAATACTAAAATAGATGACATTAAAAAGAAACAAAAAGCAGCACAAAAAAGATTAAGTGAAACATTTGTAGGAGTTAGCAAAGACCCAACAGAGGGTTTAAATCTTGAAGACTTAGACAATATCCAAAAAGGATTAACAGATGATTCCGTAAGTACTACAGGTAAAGGTGCTACAGCACAAGCACCTGTGACACAAAAACAAGCTAGACAACAAATGCAAGATAGACTTGCTAGTAGTGGAAGTGCAGGAGAACAAAGTGATCCCGGAGGCACTGCAGGTGGTGGTGGTCCTCAACCTGATACTAGTGACATGGACAGTAGTTTTGGTGGTGATGGTCCTTCAGATAGTTCAAGCCAAAGTGGTGATACAGGGTTTGGTGGTGGATATGGTGCTACCTATAAAGGATCACTTATAACTCGCAAACAACCCTCTAAGAAAAATACTAAGAAGATGAAGCGAGGTGGATTAGCTTCTAAAAAATAATTCACATATGTACTAGCTACTTATCCCCCAACGATATGGCTACGATAACCCTAGGAGAAAATAATGGCAGAACAAGCACAAGAGATGGTGGTAGATGCTACACCAAATAAAAAAGCATTTATATCAAAACGTTCTACTCACGAGGATAGAATTAAAAAAGATGAGGAAGACTTAAAAAAATTATTAGAGGAGACAACAAGTGACGGACAAAAAGAAGAAGACCAAGACAGCACCGAAGAAAAGGAAGAACCAAAAGGTGCTGAAGAAAGAACCTTCAAAAAACGTTATGGTGATCTCCGTAGGCATTCTCAAGAAAAAGAAAAAGAATACCAAAAAAAGCTCCAAGACCTAGAGCTTCAACTATCTACTGCAACTAAAAAAGAAATGAAGTTGCCTAAGTCTGATGAAGATATAGAAGCATGGACAAAGGAATATCCTGATGTTGCAAAGATTGTAGAGACTATTGCTATTAAAAAAGCAAGAGAGCAATCTGCAGAACTAGAAGATAGAATAAAAAGAATAGACGAAATGAATGAAAGTGCTACTAAGGAAAGAGCCGAAGTAGAGTTACTCAAAATACATCCTGATTTTGAAGAGATAAGAGATAGTGATGACTTTCATAGTTGGGCAGAAGAACAGCCTAAATGGGTACAGGATGCATTATATGAGAACGATGACGATGCAAGATCAGCAGCAAGAGCTATCGATTTATACAAGTCAGATAGAAGCATTAGCAAGAAAGGAACGAGCAATAGTGGCAAGGAAGCTGCTAAAGCAGTCAATACAAAAAGTAAAGTCAACACTCCTTCTGATAACAAAAATGGAGTCATAAAGGAATCTGACGTACAAAGAATGAGTGCAGATGATTACGAGAAAAACTCTGATATGATTATGGAAGCTATCCGATCAGGTAACTTTTTATATGATATATCAGGTTCTGCAAGATAAAGTATTGACAAACTTATATTTATATGTATAACTATATATAAATTCAGATGTGACCCTTTTACAAGACACTCACATTATACTACACTTGAAAGCCTACCTGATGGTATGAGCCTGTGTTTAAATAGCTACTAGACACACAACCTCTAACACTATTAGCCGATGACGAGTAAATTTGTTGTGTATACTTAATACACATTTGTTTATTTCAATGGAGATAAAAATGGCATTTAAAACTGCAGCAGGTTATGGTAATCTGCCTAATGGTAATTTCTCCCCAGTTATTTACTCTAAGCAGGTTCAGTTAGCCTTCAGGAAGACATCCGTTGTTGAAAATATCACTGACTCCGATTTCGTCGGAGAGATTGCCAACATGGGTGATTCCGTAAAAATAATAAAAGAGCCAGAAATCACTGTCAAAAAATATGCTAGAGGTGCAAACGTACAACCTCAAGACCTTGATGATGAGGACTTCACATTGACTATTGATAAGGCAAACTACTTTGCTTTTAAGATAGACGATATTGAAGAGGCTCACAGTCACGTAAACTTCTCTCAACTAGCAAGTGACAGAGCAGGTTATAGACTGAAAGATAACTACGACCAAGATGTACTTGGTTATTTGTCAGGATTTGCACAAGCATCTAACAATGCTGTAGCAAGTTCAGCTAACTCAACAGTTAACGGAACTAA